TAGGTGAAAAAAATAGTAGCCAAGAATCAAAACTAACATCTAATACACCATCAACAGACACATCTACTGATATTGATGACGATATTCCTTTTTAATGGCTAGACCACCTAGCATAAGATTTCGTGCAACTGATAGGGCGGCAATAGAGATTACACTACCTGTTAGTTGTTACATACATAATGGCGATTTATTTATTAACGATATAAGGAGAAAAACACATGGCAAAAAAGAAAAGAAAAGAAACAAATAAAGCACCTGATAATGTTTCAAAATATGAATTAAAGGATAAAAGAGTTAGAGCAAGAAACTCTAAAGGTCATTTTATTGCAGATGACCCAAGCACACCGCACAATGAAGCGTATGGTGAAAAGCCAAACAATACAAAAAAATTAATTGGTGTTTTAATCGCTTTATTATTAATTGCAATTTATGTCTTATCGTAATGACAGATGATATAGACCCTAAAACAGATGTCTATTTAATACCTGCAACTGAGGGCAATAAAGTAATAATTAAAATATTTATTAAAAATGAGTGTATTAAAAAAGAGTACACAACAAGTATGTTATGGAATTTTGTATATAGTTTACTAGATTTAATACAAGAAAAGACAAGGTATGAACAAAGCATTAAAGAGAACAATAGAAAAGATACTTGATGATTACATGATAACATTAAATGATGTTAAGGGTAAAAGAAGATTTACTACAATACTAGAACCAAGATGGTTGTGTTGGCATATTTATAGAATGACAAAAGAATATTCGTTGGAAGATATTGGTTGGACATTTCAGCGAGATCACACATCTATAATGAATGGACTAAACCAACTAAAAGAAAAACACCCAAAGCAAATTAAAATCTACGAAGAATATTATCGTGCCGAAAAAGAAAAAGAAAAAGAGTTAGATTAGACCAAAAATTGATGACAGACCATGTGCGGCTTGTGGTGAAATGATTGATATGAATGGTGATGGGTGGGTAATAAATGGTATGGGTCAGACTGTCCATTATGGAAATTTCAATAAATACAAGGACTTATGCTTTAATAAAATAATTAAAAAAAACCATAATAAGTATTGACTTTTTATGTCATTATCCCTATATTTAAAGAGTAAGGACTTCTTACGAAACTAAAAATGGAGATTAAAATGAAAAAGTTAAATAAAATTACTAAAAAACAAGTAGCAGACAGATTAGTTGCTATGCTTCAAAAACAAGTTGATAATAACAATCAAGCTCAAAAACCAATACCTGCGTCAGAGTCTAATTGGATAAAAGAATTAGATGCTAGAGAAAGAGGTGAAGCACCATTTCAACATATTTCAAAAAAGACTTGGAATTTATTTAAAGATGAAGTTGGTAACCCTTTAGAAATGAGAAATGAATTTATTGAGTGGGCAGAAAATCCAGTTGCTCCTGATTATGAAGAAGTTGTAATTAAAAATAAGAATGGCGAAATACACATTGGCATACAAAGTGGGAAATATTATTATGGATATTTTGAAGTTTCAGACATTGTTACTAAACATAAAAACAATGCTATCAATATATATTTATCAGATATTGGTTATGATATTTATAACACAGACACAGGTTATTATAAGTCTATAAATAAATTTGATGAAACTTTAAAAGTTCTTGAAAATGATGAACAGTATTTTGAGTGGGCAGATAATTCAAACACTAATATTATTTATAAATACAATTAGAGTCAAAATACATAATAAAATTAAGCCCTACTTTGTTAGGGCTTTTTTTATCTGTAATTAAAGATTTATTAGATTTAAGTACAAATTTGAAAAAAATTAATTGATTTAAACGCCATACAAAGCAAAATAGACACAAGTAAAGGGTAATATATACCTATTTCCAACTATCGCCTGAAAGCCACGATACAACACTACAACGAGTTCCTTTAGTTATTGGGTGTACTTTGTGCATTAAAAAGGCAGGAAACGCTATCATATCGCCTTTTCCCTTTGGAATTGTAAAATTATCGTTTGTGATGTCTAATTCTAGGTCACCACCCTTATAATCTTTAGGGTCTGATAGTTGTGTGATAACTGTTAGTTTTCTATTCGGAACATTTGTTTTTAAATCTGACCATTGTATGTCCATGTGGCTATCGTATCGACCACCTTTTTTATAACGCAAGAATTGTAATGGCTCGGCAAAGCCTTTAATGTCAAAGCCATAATATTTATCATTAACTGTTTGGGCGAACTCACCAATCATTACAGCTAAAAAATCTAGGTCTTTGTTGTTTGCGTCAAAAGCCTTGACCTCAACATTACGATAATCTTTATCAACAGCTCCACCTGTTAGACCACCTTTGTTACTTTCAATGCGTGGCATAACATCTAAAATGGTTTTGATTTGGTCATCACTTAACGCAGCTTCAATGTGCGTTACTTGTGGTGTGGACATTACTCGGTAGCTGTTTCGTTATCTTGTGTTGAAATGCTTATGTCTATTTGTTGCGATTCAGGTATATCAGCATTGAGCATAATGCGTGAACTACCACAACCAACAAGAAATAATGTAATAGCAAGTATAGCTAAAACACTAAGCAAACCATAAGCACTTATTTTTGTAAATATGTTCATAAATTTTCCTTTTGTCTTTTTTTGTAAAGAGAATAATAACACACAATTAACAACAAGTTAAGGGGTAAGCTAATGAAAAATAAGTCGTTATATTCATAGACAATGCTTCCTAATGTTATGTAAGTAACTAAAGCAGTTAATATACATAAACAAAGGAACAGAAAGTTTTTCATTTTTTTGCTGATTTCATCATACGATTACCAAACCAAAATGCTATAACAGCACTAAACATGGCTTGTGTTTCTAAATCCCATGCAGCTACAACGCCTTGTAAGACATCTCCACCACCTTGAACTGCCATAATAACTTGCGTAACTTTAACAAAAGCAAACACAGAAAACAGTAAATAAGTAATAACTGGGCGTACTGATGCCTGTAATGCACCAATAAATTTAGAGGAATTGTTTTTGGAAAGTTGCTCGGCATGAGCATAGATGGCTTTTGCTTCAGCTATATCGGCTTCTGCGTCTAATTCTTGTATCTTATATTTAGACATTTGTTCGGCATATTTTGCCTTTGCTTCTAACATAAGTAGGTCTTGTTTAAATTTTGCTTTCTTTTCAAAGAAGCCTAAAACGCTTGGCAAGAAAGATGTGCCAAAACCAAGTAAAGAACCTAATAAACTAATCATTTTTTTCTCCTAATTACACATACATTTATTTTTAACATCACTAATAACTTCATTAAATGTTTGTTGTTCGTTTTCTATTGTCATTTTATTAATATACATTTTTTTTGATTTATTGTTGTTTGGCAACATGAAATGACATAATCGTCTATCCAACGCCACCAATACGATAATATCACACTCATTAGATGTGTATGGTTTTTTTTCTTTACCAAAACCTAAGTTCCAATTATATCGGTATTTTGTTTCACCAGCTTCGATATGGGGTTTTGAGGTTGATTTAACTTGCACACGAAAAGGTTTAGCGTTTATCCATGCAATAATGTCATAACCATCTTTAGATACAAGATCGTTGTCAACCCCATAGCTTAACAAAAGAGAACTTGCTATTAATTCTCCTTGTAAGCCTATTTTAGTGGACATTTTAAAAGAATATTATTTTTAACAACAACATAATAATAGACGCACTTGCGCCTATCATTATTGCTTCAATACGATTTAATCGTCTTTCTATCGCTTCATATCTTGCTGCACAAGAGTCAACATGATCGTCAATGCGTTGCTTTACAGTAGCAACAGTAGGTTTTGACATTAGACTTGTGTGACTTGTGCGTTAGCATCATGACTTGCAGCACTTGTTGATGCTGAAGCTCTAGTACAACCAGTTAGATTTGTACCATCAACGCCTGTGTAAGCGATTTTTTCATCACCTATTTGCACAGTACCTGATGCAGTAAATGGGTTTGTGTTATAAAGAGAAATAGTTGTCACAGAGTCATTAATGTCAGATGAAAGGTTATTACTACCTTTAAAATCTGTATTAGCTGACCATGAAGAACCATCATGTTTGTATTTCCAACCCCAGTAATCTGATTTAGCATCTACGCCTTGATGTAATGTTGCGTTGCTTGAATTGCAATCTGCAATAATTAATTCAGGTGTACCACCATCACTTATTGTTGTTTGGTCAGAACCAATATCAACAGTTTTACTATCTGCTAGATAATAAAGACTAACATTGGTATCTTTTCTTACTATTGTTTGCATTTTTTTCTCCTTATGATGTATTAACTAATAGTTTTGTTGCTGAAAGTGCTTTACCAGCTTCTACTGACTTACCAGTTTCTGGTGTTGTTGATAATGTGCCGTCATTTTTAACATAGTATAATTGCCCTGCGGTTAAATCTGATTGGTTAACATCTACACCACCAATTCTTACTTTTGCTGTGGTATTTTCTGTAGCAGTTTTATGTGCTATTCCAACAAAATTTTCTGTTGTTAGATTTGGGGTTGTAACTGTCCTTGAACCATTTGGAATAATAACTGTAGATCGTAAATCATTATCACCATCTTCGTATGTAGCTAATAATTTAATATCTCCTTGCGTAGTATCAAGGCTTAAACCACCAAAATAGGTTGGGCCAGAATTTAATTGTACTTCTCCTGATAAAGCTGGTGTTGTGCCTGTTATTGTTACTTCAGCATAATATTGTTGATTAGATGCATTTCTATAAATTATAGGAATTTTACCAAAATCAGATTTTCCTATAGTATTTACATTAGTCCAAGCATCATGCAAATTTGTTTCTGAACCAAATGATACACTTGTACCACTTATTGTAGCAACTATACCTTCTCCATCATCACCTGATGCTATTTGATATAAAAATAAAAATTTATTTGCAACTGAATCATAACAAAGCGCATTACCTTTACTTGTGTCTGAATGAGATATGTTTTCTGTTGTAAATTCTACTTTAGAACCAAAAGTCATACTTGTACCATCTACTGTACCGACTATTGCTTGACCATGATAATCAGAATCTTCCCATATAAATAGACCTTTTTTATCAGTAGAGCTGTATTGAGCAGCTAAAGCTGCTGTTATACTTGATGATTCAATAACAACTGGACTACCCCATGTTATACTTGTACCATTTACTGTTCCTATATATACAGATGGATAATTGCTATTTGATTGGTCACGACTAAATAAAACTATTTTGTCATATTCTTCATCAAAATATGCAAGTTTATCACCTGCGCCTTCTTGACTTGAACTACCATACACAACTTCACTTCCAAAACTTATTGAACTTGCTCCTACAGTAGCAACTACAGAACCCCCTTTATTAGAGTCATGTCCCATTGTATATACTATAACAACTTTATTATTTGTTGAATCATAGACAGGTATAGCATTTTCTCCTTGAAAAGAAGTTGAGCCAAATGTTCCTGTTGCTGCTACTGATGGAGTTGTATTAGAAGTTGAAACAACAATAGCTTTACCTCTGCTTGAATCATCACCGTCCATATAAGCAACTACAAATCTATCAGCATTTGCATCATAAGCAGATTGAACAGTATTTGTCATATTTCCTGCAATTAACTCTACTTCTGTACCTTTTGAATAAGTATAAGATGTAGTAACTATATTATTTTTAACTTGTGATAACTCACCATCAGTTTGAACAATAATAGGGTCACCTGCAGTAATTGCATTACCAGCTTTACCATAAATAATATTAGGGTCTTGTTCTTCTAATAACAGTTTATCAGCAGCTATCGCTTTACCGATAAATTGTCCACCTGTTAAAGCACTACCACCACTAACAAATGTTCTTATAACACCTGCATCATCTGAGAAATAATCACCAATCGTTAAGCCTGTTTGGTTTTCATTAACGCCACCATTTACAGTAATTTTACCTGTATTCGTGTCTGATATTGTTTCTGCGGCAACTCCGAGATAGTTGTTATCAAGGTTAGTTGTAGCAGTTTGTACTGTTCTACCAACTGCATAGTAAGCTTTATCACTATCGCCTTGTTTACCACCATCAACAAAAGCTACAGGAAAATAAGGTGATTCTGTTGTCATGTGCTGTCTTGGCATTTGTATTCTTGAGCCATCATATTGACTTGTATTACCTACAACACCACTAGAAAATAAAGATGGTGTCGTGCCTGTAATTTTTACAGTCCAAAATCCAATTTTTGCATAAGTAGAGGAACTATCCCCATTTAAAACAGTTGTAACAGAAGAATTGGTATCATAAGAACTTGCAGACGCTGTTTGATTAAATGCTCTGCTATCTAAAGCTACTGCTGTACCTTTGTCTATAAGAGTTCCTGAAGTAGAAGCATTATAGGTAACAACTATTGCTTCTCTATAATTAGAATTTGATTCGTTTCTGTAAGTAACTAAAAATTTTGCAGCAGTTACATCATAACTAACAGTTGGGTTATGTATAGTTGATGAAGATGTTAATGCAAGTCGTGTATGTGCAGTAAATGCTGAACCTGAATCAGTAACAAGTCTAGCATAACATTCATCATCACCATTACTTCTATTAACATACAAAAATTTGTTATTTCCAGTATCATAATCAACTCTTACTTCTGCAGCATGGTCGCCACTATGAGTATCAGTTATACTTATATTGTAGCTTGAACTTGGGTTTGTACCACTTGTATCTATTGAATGTATTTTTAAATATTTATTACCACCATCATAACTATAATGAACATTTACTCTTTGTGTATCAGGGTTGTATATCGCACTAGGATAAAATACTGCTTGAGATACATCTAAATCTTGTTGAGCATTTACAGTTGGAGTTGTTCCTGAAACTGTAATATTGTGCATATAAAGATACTCTGTGGCTGCATCTCGTCTATATACAAGTAATGCTTTAGAATCATTAGGATTCCATTCTATTGCTGTATTTTGACAATGTACAGATTGAGCAACAACAGGAGTACCAAAAGATAAAGTTCTGTTTTCTCCTGAAGCTGTTGCTACAACAACAGTTGGATAACCACTATTACCACCATCTTCGTAAGATATTAAATATTTATCAGAGCCTATGTCTGTAATACCAACATAATTGCCTGCTCCACTTGTGAATGTTACAGCATCTAAAAAACCACCTGTTACATTATTTCCTATTTCTGCAACTTGTGCTGCTTTTCCTGCAGCAGTTAATATAGTAGGTTTACCTGCGGTAATATTACCATCAGCGACAAGGCTAACAGTACCACCACTTGCCATATTAGTTAGTGCTGAACCATCTACTGCTGGTAGCTTGGCAGAGCCATCTAACTGCACAGCGTTATTTGCTGATGTACCTGCATCTAATGTGGACACACTACCAAGACCTAATGTTGTTCTTTGGGCTGCAGCATCTGCGTCATCTAGTAGGGCTTTACCTGCACTTGTTAAATCGTATGTACTTGCAGTTCCACTACCTGTAAATTGAATACCTTTGTCGGCAGCAGATGTTAGTCCTGCAAGGGCATCTAAATCAGCGTCATGGGCTTGTACATTTGAACCAATAGCTAATCCTAAATTTGTTCTTGCTGTTGATGCACTATCAACATCTGATAGGTTATTACTACCACTTAAAAATCCACTTGCTGTAAAGGCAGCTTGTGTCCATGCGTTTGATGAATTTCTAACAAATAACTGATTTGATGTTGTATTAAAATATAATGCACCCTCAATTAAAGCGTCACCATCATTATCAACAGTAGGTGCTGATGACTTTGCACCTAAATATCTATCGTCAAAACTGTCATAAGAGGCAGCAGCAGAAGTTGCAGAGTTTGCACTTGCTGTGGCAGAATTTGCACTAGCTGTTGCTGAATTTGCAGCGTTTGTAGCTGAAGTTGATGCGTTAGAAGCTGATGTAGCCGCAGAGGTTGCCGAACCTAATATACCATCAACATAAGATTTACTTGTTGCGTCACCTGTGTTTGTTGGCGTAGCAAGATTTGTAACTTTATTGCTATCTGCATTAATGTCACCTGACATTGTACCACCACTTAAATTAAGTTTTAGTGCGTCTGCAGTATCTACATAGGCTTTTCTTGCAGCGTCATTTGCACCTGATGGAGCAGCTAAGTTTGTTAAACTATTTGAATCAAGGTTTATGTTGCCTGTCATAGTACCACCAGCAAGAGGTAGCTTGGCAGCGATAGCGTTAGTTGTTGTTGTTGCGTAATTAGCGTCATCACCTAATGCTGCAGCTAATTCGTTAAGTGTATCTAATGTTGCAGGTGCGGAGTCAACCAATGCTGATACTTCGGTATCAACATACCCTTTAGTTGCTGCATCTGAACTGCCTGATGGCGTGGCAAGTCCTGTAATTGTTTGTGAGGTTGTACTATCCATATCTAATGTGCCATTGATAGTTACATTGTTGAATGTAGATGAACCTGTAGAAGCTGTAATATTTCCAGTTACATCTCCAGTCACATTTCCAGTTACATTCCCTGTGACATTCCCAGTTAGGTTGCCTGTGACATTTCCAGTAACATTACCTGTAATATCTCCTGCAAAATTTGTATTGGCGGTAATCACAGTACCAGTTATTGCCGCAGGTGTATTAGCACCTATAACAGCATCTACATTTCCGCCACTCACAGTTACTGTTGAACCTAGATTAGCAGTACTAGAGGCTGATAGGGTTGTAAATGCACCTGTACTTGCACTAGAGCCACCAATAGGTGTGCCATCTATTGCACCACCATTAATGTCTGCTTTAGCTACTACAACTGACCCTGTACCATTAGGAGTAAGGTTTAGGTCACCATTTGTATCAAGCGTAACTATGGTGTTTCCGTCTAAATGCAAATTATCTATTTTAAGTGTAGATAGTACCTCGTTACCTAAATTAAGATCGGCAAGTTGCGACATTAATTCTCTTATAGCGTTATTTATGTTTGATGGTGCTGTTCCCTCAGCAATACTAATACTATTTAAGTCAGTATTATTTGCTGCGTTTGCATCAAACTGTGATATTTTCGTTTTTGCCATGTGTTACTCCTAATCTAATAATCCTGTTTGTTCTTGTATAACATTTGCTAGTCCACCTGATGTACCTAACAAACTTAATTTATCTGTTGCTATGTCAGCAATTCGTTGACCGCCTTTTGTGTACAAAGCTGTACCAGCTCCTAATGCTGTGCCAACTGTTACTGGGTCAGTTAAATATGCTGCACCACCTACACCTGCTATTCCGCTTAACGATCTTTCTGCTGTACCACTATCAGGTACAACATTTTTTAAAACATTATGATATTGTTGTGCTTCTTTTTGTAAACCAGCACCACCGCTTCCTATTCTTAAATCTCTTTTTGGTGAAGTTTGTCTTATTCCTGTAATTAATTGACCTGATGTAAACACACCATTATTTTTTACTGATGAACTTACAGCGTTACCAACAGGTAAAAACTGACGAAATGCTAAATTTATATTTTTTAAATCTTTTGCGTGTTTAGGGTTATTTTTTTCTAATAATCTAGTCAATTCATTCCTTACTTTTTGTAATCGAAAAGCATTTTCTCTTACTGAAGCATCACCACTTTTTACACCATCTCTAATACTTTTACTTAATTTACTTTCTAAATTTTTTAAATTTTGACCACTAATTTTTGATTGTGAGGCGTTTGTTGATCTTGTTATTAAATTTGTTGTTTGTTTTATAAAATCTTCAGCAACTTCTGTACTCACATTTAAATCATCTAACCCAATGGTGTTAATTTTTTTTACTAATTGTTGAATACTAATTTCATCTAATTCTAACTTTGGTATAATGTCTTTGTAAGCATCTCGAATAAGACCATCAGCCTCATCAAAGGCATCATGTCCGACTTTATTTTTATCTATTTTCTTTCCAATATTTTTTAACACTCTATTATAAATATTTACATTCATCTCTTGTAAAACTTCTTGCTCACGCCTCCTTATACTTTCACCTAATATTGGTACTGATTTCAAACTTTCTTCAATTCTTTTTGTAAATCCACCAATCTTTTGACCTATCGTTAAGTTTAATTTGTCTTTTATTGCTTGTGCAGGTTTGCTTCCAGCCAACTTTTGAATTGGATATAAAACTAATCCAAATGGTGCTGTTTTTGCTCCTGTTTTTATTTTTTCAACTACATCACCCTCCTCTTTACCACTACCATACAAGCCTGATAATCCCATAGCTTGTAAAAATGGTTTTGCTCTATTGGCAAGTGTAGCTATTCTTGTTCCAGCAACTACTGGAGCACCAAAACCACCTGTTGCTATTGTTAATAATATTCCTGATGGAATAGAACCAATGATCTCATTAGTAAGTGATTGCACAGGAAAATCCTGTTCATAAGCCTTTAAAGCACCTCTAATTTCAGGCAATAGTTCCTCATAGCTTTTCTTACCAATCATAGAACGAATTTTTGCTTCTATTTCATCACCATAACCAAAAAACAAACCTTGACCAACAGCACTACGAACAAAATCCCTATCTAAAAATCTATTGTTTTTGTTGTTTCCTTCCTCTGCTTCTCTTTTTCTTTTAAGGGCTAATTTTTTCTTTTTTAATTCTAAGCTATCTGCCATAATTATTTATTTAACTCCGCATCAATTTGTTCTTCTGTCATTTCATCTATTGGTGTTAGTGTTGATGATGTTTGACCAATACCTTTGTAGGCATCAAGGAAACTATTTAATTCAGTTTGCAAGGCTTTAGCAACAGGGTCATTTTCTATACTTACACCTTTGTCTAATGCCTCTCTTTCTAAATTAGCTAACGATTTTTCAGCTTGATCAACAACTAAATCAAGTTGACTAACAAAATCTTTTGCATTTAAAGAGTTGCTTAAAGAAGCCCATGCTCCTTGCAATAATTCAATTTCTTTTTCAGACACTTGACCTAATGCACCACCAGTTGGACTTGCTGCTCTCATTTGTTGTAATGTACTAAATCCTGTATATGCTTTTATAGTTGTTAAAAGATTTTGTACTGTATTTGCATTACTACCTCTAACACTCTCAGTAAGTGCTGAAAACGCACCAACAGCATTTGGATTTTCAGTTACTATTTCTTTTATTCTTACAGCATTGTTAAACACAGGAGCTAATTTACCTATTTCAGATACTCGTCTTTGTTGAAATTTAACAATTTCATCATCATACGCTTTGCTACCCTTAATAAAAACTGTTCGTATTTGACCATTTCTATTAACATTTACCCTACCTTGAGCATCAGGTTCACTTACAAACACATCATTTGGCAAAGCTATATTTGAGGTAAATTCGTTATCATTTTGCATATTGCCATTTTGATTACCTTGTCCACTACCTTGAACTTGTGGGTTATTAAGTCTTAAAGTTTTATTATTGACATCAGCTACATAAGAATTAAAATCTCCTGCATAACCAGCATTTCTAGCTGCTACAAAATTTTGATACATTGGCGTTCCTGTAAGCCCATATATTCTTTTAGCTTTATCTTCCCTAAGAGGGTCTTTTGGGTCTATTCCTAATTGTAAATAAAACCTATCTGTTTCATTCCCTTTGTTTGCTTGTTTATATGCTAACATTGGTGCGGCAAGATTTAATCCACCTCGTGGCGTTGTACTTGGTTGACCTTGTTCATATAAGGAGTTTGCAAGTGCTAATAAACCCTCACTACTTACATTACCAAGTAAACCATTTGGTCTTTTTTTGTTATCAAATAATCCCATGTTAGCTCCTAAACTAAATTTAATGTTTTTAAAATACTTGCAACTGTAGCCACATTACCTAAAGCATTTGCTGCCTTATTTTCATAAATTGGTTGTGATTGTGTTTGTGCGTTTCCTGCTGCAGCATTTAAGTTTCCTAAGAAAGTACCTAATCTTTGTTGTGGTGCAGCCTGTAAGAAATCAAAACGAGCTTTATTAGCTTCGATTTGTCTTTGTGCTTGTTGTTGTCTATCTAAACCAACTGCCGCTAATTGTGCATAATCAGTATAATCTTGGTTAGCAAGTGGTGCGGCTCTTGTTATCATTGAGTCTTGTCTTGCTCTTTCTCTTTCGTAGTTTTGCATTAGTGGGTCTGCCAAAGCACGAGTTAAAGCCATTTGATTTGCACCTGACCCTAAACGACCAGCTTGACTAAATGTGCCTTGTACTCTTTCTGTAATAGGGTCTAATACTGCTGTTTGAAAATAAGGATTTGTTGTTGGGTTTAAAAAATTACCTTGTAATGTATTAAGTGCTAAATTTTGACCAGATCGTGTTAATGGACTACCTGACAAAGCACGATTACCTTGTAAAGTCATAGCCATTTGTTGTTCAGGACTAAAACCTGCTACTGTATTTTCAGGATAATAACCAAAACCTGTACCTGCATTATACATTCTTTGTGCTTCATTTGCACCATAAGCTAGGTTTGGTAATACATACGCAGGTGGTAACACAGTTGTTGTCTGTGTACCTGTCTGTTCGCTTCCGCCAATACTCATAATATACTCCTTATTGAAATTGTGCCTACCTCTTTGTAGGTTCTATCTTCGTGTTTAATTCTTGACCAACCTTTACGACCTAGTATCATTGATTTTTTACAACCAATGGATTTAGCCCATTCACAAATTGGTTTTTCCATTTCTTTTAGTTCTTCTAAATCACCACCACCTAACCAAAATCGTATCATTTTGTAATTAGGGTATGTGACTATTTCTGTTACACAAGCAGATTTTTGCCCTGTCCATAATTGAGCATCACCTCTTGCTATTGCATAAAATACATCTTTTTCACTATGGCTATCTATACCTTGTTCTAAGGCTTCTAATATGTATTTTCGTGATTTTAACCACGCTTCTTTATCCAATGATGATGTATTCATAAGCTCGTGTTGTTCCACTATTGTTATGCGTTATTGTAAAAGTTCCATTCGTTCTTGCTGATACATACAAAGCTGTTAATTCGGCAGCAGCATTAGTATCTTTTGGCATAAAAGTTATCACGCTATTTTCACCTACACGCACATCACTTACAACAGTTGTTGCAGATGAGGTTTGCAAGGTAACTGAACCTGTAGAGTTTAAACCACCATCAAGGACTCTATTAACAACTTCTGCAACTTGTCTTGGGTTGCCACCTTGATTAGCAAGTCGTTTAAACTGATTATCAGTCATTATCGTTTACCTATTGTTTTTGCCTCTATTTCTACACCTTGTATATATTTCCAAGTACCTGAAACATTTAATCTTATTTTATGATACCTGCCTTGATTTGACCTTACATTGCAATATCCATCATCATTCAAGGTACTTGCTGTGCCAAAACTATCATCATCAACTTGTCTGCGTCTTGACGATACTTGCGCTGTAACAGATGGTGTCGTGCCGCTTACTATCTCAACATAAGGTATCACATTTGTTATAATGCTTGTACGACCATTACCTGTGTCTAAATCAGCAGTTTCAATTAAGGCTTCTTTGTTAATACCACTAAAGGTGTGTAACTTTTTGTCTTTAGCACCACCGAAGATAAATTGACCGCCAATATATATTGATGAATCAAGTGAAGCAGGTAATCCATCTAATGATGTGCTAATAGCGTCTAATTCTTCTAAAGTATAATTAATAGTCATAAATGGTGATATAAGTTCACAGTCTAGTTCTGCATACGACCATCTTTGTAACGCATAATTATAAATTAATAATCTATCAGGTGTATCATCATTAGAACTACCTGATGTATATGACCACACAACTATTTGTTCTGTAGGGTCAACAGCGGTAGATATTCTTCCTTTGTTTCGTATTGTAAAATCATCAAAGAAAAAACGATTTACTTTTTCCGCACCTATTGGTGTACTTCTTTGTCCATCAAATTGATAAAAACCATCATCTGATAAATAAAAGACAGTTTCACCAACACTTGCTACTGAATTTGGATAGTTACAACCAAAGCCTGTTTGTACTTTGTCAAATTGGAATATGAGTGGTGTTCCTACATAAGACCCACGCACTATACCCTTTTCACATAATATCGTTGCGTATTCTCCACCAACAATACCTGTAATATCTCCCATATCAAATATATCCTGTATATCGGATTGGTCTGTGCCTATTGTCCAACCTGTATGCGAAGCAAGTGAGGAAAAGTACACACGATTTGGATATGTGTTGCCACCATATTTAACATTACCTGTAAAAACAAAATCACCAACAACTGCTATATGTTTTGCTGCAGGACTACCTGCAATATCAGCAAATAATGAACTTGTGCCATTATCATATACTTGTAATATATTGTTATGCCCTGACGCACCAATAACAAAACCACTAAAATCTATAAACTTCCATATATCGTTATCACCTAATGATGTGTAATTTCCACCTTTAGATATATTTGTTAAATTAGAATTAGATTTTGTAAATTCATATAACTTTGTAACATCACCTGCAAATATCTTAGGGTCACCAGTATCATCTTTAGCGGCAAATATTCCTCTTAATCTATTATCCGCAGCATTACTGTATTGCGATAAATCTTGTAAACCACGATACCCTCGTGCCGCAGGTATGACATTTTTAGCTGTTGTCACTCCGCTTGTGTTGTCAGGCTGGTCAGGTAACCATTCACCAAAATTCATCATTAGTTTACTTCCCCATAATCACCACGCATTTCTAAACCTACGCCATAATTACCTTTTTCTTCATCAATTCGTATTGATTGCAGTATGTTCTCTACAAGTGCGTTGTATTGTGTAGCCCTTTGTTCATCTAATAAATATGTATAAGCGTAAAATAGACTCGCATAGAGGTATAAATCAGGAAAACGAGTTAATATA